TAGTTCAGCATGCTTGCCTCTGTGTTCAAGATAACCCCATGCGGGTAACTGATAGTCTCTAGGCTTCCAATTATGCGGTATCTGCACTATTGTTAAGATCAATCATCAAATTGTAATTCTTCATACCTATCCAGATTGTTCGCCAACTCATATTCCTTATCATCTTCGGCTTCGTGTTCATCTGATTGGCAATAAGTACGTTCACCGTCTCTGGGGGTGTAATACTCATGATTAAGGATCTCCAAGATTGTCTTTTTTGCCGCATTCACCTTGCTGTTGGGTAGGGTTATTTTTTTCATCATGCTAATATTTTCTCATGGATATTTGATATTTTCTCATGTGTATTGTGTTTCAGGGGTTGACCAGGGGTTGACCAGGGGTTGACCAGGGGTTGACCAGGGGTTGACCAGGGGTTGACTTTAGTAATATTTTCTCATGGTTATTTGATATTTTCTCATGTGTAAGTGTATGACATAAGTCTTACTATAAATAATCTTTAATCTGAGAGGGGTATAAGTATGAAAACAATAGTTACACAAGATGATTTTATTCGCGCATTTGATAAAATGGATCGCTCCGATAACTTTTCAATCGAAGGAAGGATGGCACTCTTCGATTGGATCGAACAGATGGACGAAGATTGCAACCACGAAACAACGCTTGATGTGATCTCATTATGCTGTGAATTCACCGAATATAAAGACCTGACGGAGTTTAGATCCGATTATCCGCATGTTCTAAATTATCATTATTATATCGACATGGCTGGCTTGGCACGACTATCAAGGGCGGATCTGAATCAAGCAGCGCGTGACGAAATAAGCGACCGTACCACCTTAATTCCAATTAATGACAAATCATTTATCATTCAGAGCTTTTAACAAGGGGTATAAATATGAAGACAACTAAAACATTTTACGAAGACGAGATAGAAGAAATGGCTGTTAATGCAATTGATGGCTTTGGCTGCAATCTCAGTGATGCGTTTCCGGTTGATGATAATTGCATTAAGTACGGTTATCAATGTACGATGTGTCCAATGTATTATATTGAACGTGAAGCAATGCGAATATATAAGCGTTAGTTCTCCTTGATCCTACTTAACCCGCCTTGTTGCGGGTTTTTTTTTGCCCGTTCTTCTGGTCCGTATACATGACGCGCTCTATTTTAACTTCACCCGAGTGTTCAAGTTGTTGTTTGTCAGAATAGCCATGCTTGCCCAACACAAGCTTGACTATAGTTGGGTTAAATGTGTTATTTAAACCGTTGGATATAAGTACACGCTCTTGTTCTGTCTTTAGTTCTCTTAATATGTTAGATAACTCCTTCTTCCCATCTTGCTTCGCCCAAACGTGCAATGTCTCTCTGCAAGTACCAACAACACTCGCCAAGCCAGCCACGCTAGGGATTAAATCATCGTAATCCTCATAATTATCAACATAATGCCGTGCTTTATTGACTAATTCAGTCGTATACTTAGTGGGTCTAGCCATTGGTTAGTGTCTGCTATTATTTTGGTTTATTTGTACGATTTTGAATGATTTTACTTGATTATATGATCTGACTGTACTAGTATTTAATTATGACTACATTGCAAGCAACTTCAAATAGGGGTAAGAAATGAAAACTACAATCCAATTATTTAACAACTCTGGTCATAGTCAGTCAATGCGCGAATTCAAACGATTTCGGCACAATGGCAGACTGTCACTTAATAGCGTTGCATCTATAGTAGATAGGCGTTATCCAGACAATCTGATCCAGCCAGAATTCAATATCATGAAAATTGTAGTGAATTACAGTTAACCAATAGCTAACAACTAAACAATCCCCCCACTTAACCCGCCTTGTTGCGGGTTTTTTTTTGTCTACTATTTTTAGTCATTTTATCTCATGGGTATTTAATATTTTCTCATTGGCAAGTATGTCATACGTTTGTAATACTTGTCTATGTAATTAATATTAATCTAATACAGAGGGGGATTCTAAATGACAACATTAACTAAAAAAGAATTAGCAGTATTAAAAGCAATCGACCGTTCTGAGTATGGTGACCAACTAACCGATACAATATGGACTTTTTCAATATTCTATAACATCTCCGATGAAGAAATACAGTCTGAGGGAATTACAGAAAGATCATTAGGTGGAATAATCGCATCTTTAAATAACAAAGGCTTGGTGCGTTCACACAAGGGATGCGAGCCAAATGAAGATACAGTAACCATTACTGATGCGGGTGCTAAGGTTTATATTGATGCAGTAGATGACGTTCCGTTTAATTTCACCCACTTTGGGATCTACTAAAATGCTATTAAAGGAATACAAAAAAGAATATAAAGATTATTTTATGTTTATTAATGTTCATCATTCAATGATTAAAGTATCTATACACAATTACAATGATGATGATTTTAATTATAGAAATGATTTTATAGATTATTCTGTTGATGAAGTTTATGAAGTCTTATGTCATAGAATAGATGAAAACAGACTAGAAGAAACGAAGTAGTATTAATTTTTTAAATCAAAAATAGGGGATTTTAACATGGCTAATAATGTAGAAAATATAACATCTTCAAGTGACAGAATTGGGCTAATAGTCTCAGTATTAGCCCATTGGAATAAAAATCTACCAGAGTGCCTTAAAACGACAGACGAGAACGATAATATGTTTATCCTGACTCAGGATGATCTTGCGGAACTAAACGAAGTCTTTGAAACGTTACCAGCAGAAATCAGAACTAAACTGATCGATGTTTTCGTCAACAGTCACATTCCTTCGATTGAAAAGTGATCGGAGCGATTGTAAGACTGTTAAACCACCTTATACAGACTAGGGGATAAATATAATGAAAACGAATAATATTGACAATTTACGCCAACGTATAACGGACAGAATAATAGAACAATTGGAAACATGCGAATCTTCAGATTACAGCCAACCTTGGTTTACTCTAGGAGAGATACCAAAAAATGCAGTAACTCACAAGCAATACCATGGTATCAATACACTTTGGCTTGGTTTATCAGGATTCAATACGTTAGAGTTCGCCACATATAAACAATGGGAATCAATAGGAGCGCAAGTTCAAAAAGGCTCGAAAGGCTATCCGGTAATTTTTTATAAAGCTCTCAAAATCAAAGACAAAGTGACAGAAGAGGATAAAACTATCCCCTTAATGAGATATTCGACTGTATTTAATTGTTCTCAGGTAGACGGATATGAACCCAAAATAATACCATTAAATGATAATAAATCAATAGAACATGTTGATAGTTTTATCTACAATTCTGGTATAAACATAAAGCACGGATTTGATCGTGCTTGTTTCATTCCTTCAATTAATCAGGTTCACATGCCGGAGTTAGGGCAATTTAAAGACACGAACAACTATTATTCTGTATTGTTTCACGAACTCACACATGCCACCGGACATAAATCTAGGTTAGATCGTAATATGAACGGCTGCTATGGCGGCAAAGATTATGCGTATGAAGAGCTAATCGCGGAACTTGGATCAGCATTTAACATGGGCAGTCTCAAATTAGATTCAACTCCGCGAGATGATCACGCTATCTACATCAAGTCATGGCTTAGGATTCTAAGAAAAGATAACAAATTTATTTTTAGTGCCGCAGCCAAGGCGCAAGCAGCTTTAGATTATCTTGTTGAAATGCAAGAAAAGAACAGAAGAGCAGCATAACAACCAAGGATAAACAACAATGATTAAATTATCAAAGATGAGTGGAAAGCTTAAAGGCATTGGAGCCATCAATACCAATACAACTAGCAATGGATTTTGCATCAAACAGAATGGCAATGGCAAGCCAGACTCAATTTGTAGTGAGTGCTATTCTTGGAGAATATTAAAAACATTCAGAAAAAATGCTGTACCAGCCTTTGAACACAATTCAAAAGTATTAAGTGAAAAGATAATCCACCCTGATGGGCTGCCAATAACGAATTACGCTTACTTTCGTTTTAACGGACATGGCGAGCTAATCAATAGCAATCACTTCCATAACTTGCTAAATATATGCAAGAAAAACAAGAAAACTACGTTTGCACTCTGGACTAAAAGAAGTGATATTGTGAAAAGGGAATTGAAATCTAGGGATAAACCTAAAAACCTAATATTGGTTTATAGCAATCCAAAAATAGACAGTGTTATCGGAATACCTAAAGGTTTTAATAAGGTATTTAATAACGTATCGCATGACATTGGAACTAATTGCCATGGTAAGTGTATAGATTGCTTAAAATGTTACAATACAAGCAGATACAAGGCCAACAATGTGATAACTGAACAAGTTAAGTAAACCCCATGAGGATATAACTATGAATACAACTAAAACATTTAAAACTAATCCTGAAATTTTAGACCATCATAGGGGCGCATATTATCTGGACTCCGCCTTGTTTGATGCTCAACAAGCGTTCTGGGCAGTAATAGTAGTATTAATTTTTTAAATCAAAAATAGGAGAATGAAATGTCAAATTATTCTTATTACGAAGCGGAGAATTTCATTTACGAAATAAGCCAACGGTTAGCTGACGAACCGGACTACGATGATTACCTTAAACCAAAGCTCAAACAAACCGTAGACCATTTAAATAAGCTTTGGGAACGGGAAAATCGAATTTCTCAGGAGTTAAAACCATGACTACATTATTAAATTTCCAGCTTAAAAGTATTAAACACTCCGAGTTTGCATCGCATGAGACTCATTGTTACCAAGCCACTTTGTATTTGAATGGAAAGAAATTCTGCCATGTGAATAATGATGGCTTCGGTGGTTGCGATTATCAAGGCGTAATTGCTCCATTCACTCAAGATGATGTTGAGCGATGCAATGAGTGGATAGCGAACAATCACACATGGACACTGTTCACCGAGGGTGCGGTCAAGTTGGGCGATAAGCCATACATTGAAGTGCCGCCTTATACTAAGGATGCCCTGAAGCCAAACATTGAGACAGTCTGTAATGAATTATTGACTGAATGGCTAATTCAAAGGGATATTAAGAAATCCCTAAGAAAGGTCTGCACTTATGACAGGGTTAATAATTCCGTTAATCTATGGGGCAAAGTTAAAGATGATAAGGCTCAGGTGGCCGCCTACTTAAAGAAAGCGCACCCAGAAGAGGTCATATTGAACGGTTTGCCAATGGCTGAAGTGACCGCGTACTTCAGAAAAGCTGGATAGTAGTGCAAAGGGTAGCCAGAGTACCCTTATCAGTGCAATCCAGCACTAAGCGAGGATAAACAACAATGATTAAACTATCAAATAGGAGCATATAAACATGATCGAAAGAGAACCTGGAATACCAACATCATTTAGACTTCCTAAACCACTAGATGATGATATTAAAACCTATATACGCCATGTCCCGCAGAAATTCGATTTTCCCGCCTCCAAAAGCTCCGTTATTATCATGTGCATTGAAATAGCGATGCCCGATTTATTAAAGGATGCTATGTGGTGGGCTGCAAACGAAATAAACGAGGAGCAATAGCGTGGTAATACAATGAATACAATTATCAGACCAAAGCGAAAGCACATTAAACCTATCTGCGAATATCTAAGGTTACATAGAGTGCCTTTTATTATTGAAGTTGGCCTTCAAATATCAATTAAAGACTTATCGAAAGTTCATCTGGCGCGGATTCGCCAATTTATAACTAACTAGGACTACATCCTAACTCGAATTATCCGTCAGTGAGTTGTTGTGTTTTATTAACAACTCGCTGATGGATAGAATCACTTGTTCCAGATCGGGATTGTGTACGCTCTGCTGAGTGATTATCTCCATATACCTATATGTTAGCATAGCCAAGTCACTTGAATAGCTTGTAACATGTGGCACTGGAGGGCTTAGAATTGGGTGTTTCTGCTGCATTAACGGCAATGAGATTGCAGCCAAAACCATCAATAAAAGGATGATTATTTCAAGTTTTTTTGTCATTATTTCCTGTATTCCTTCACTATTTTCTCCCCAGACCTTAAAAAAACGTACCCTGTGATGCCTAACTCCAGAAGGTTATACATGTCTGGAGGAATTGTCAATATTGGTGCATCTGTCCAAAATAGGGATAAATACGGATATAAAATATGGTTATTTACGATAACCGCGACAAAACTCAGCATAGTAATTGGTCGCCAAGCAGCTACTATGAAATGCTCAGATTTAGTCTCACCTAATACTACACCTGCCTGTAGTTCTAATTCTTTAAAGAATGCAGCGTTTTCAGCGCTCAGCAGCGCGGCTTTAGCTTCATTCGCTTTAATCGGATCGGGTATAAACTTGTCAAGCAGTTTTGTAGCTATTGGCAGTAAGGCTAACATTCGTCATACTCTAAACTTGCCACTAATTCTTCAGTAAATTCTTTATTTCTCAGAATCAGTTGAACAATACCACTCTCCAGAGTCCTTACAAGGGACTCGTCCTGATTATGGTCAAGCGTGTAGTTAATTCCATACTCTGCAATCATAGCGTGTAATGCCTCATGTAGTAGGGTTGAGACTTGTTGACGGTCTTTCGCTCGGCTGTCAATGAAGATTTTTTCCTCCTCGAAATCAGTATAACCCCATATTGAACCTAATTTCTTTTTCCTAACTTTATACGTGGTGGCTCCGACTCTGATTTTTTTGATCATCTCACATGCGTTCCATGTATTCGTTTAGTGTCTTGAAATCGCTTACCACATTCTTTGTTCAAACATTTGTATCTCTGGTACACCCCAAGTGATGTGTAGGCCATTCCCTGCTTCTTGTAAACAGATGAGCGACAAGCGGGACATCCATCATATTGTCCCTCGTATAGCATTCTATTAGGCACATCAATATAGGGCTTAATGCGCTCAAATATCGCTATGAGTAAATCAACGTCTTGAATATTATATTTAACCATGAATCTGATTGAATTCTCGGCTAATATCTTGTTTGGTTTTTCTCCGACAGGCGGATATTTTAACTGGACAATGTTGTCCCATAGTTCCATCCCGCCCGTATCTATCTTTTGACCTAAGCCGAAAAATCTCCCAATAAAGTCTAGTTTATTAGAGTCTAAAGCAAAGTGTTTCCTTGCTTGCTTCAAGGTGTCGATTGTCCTGAATTTGGGGAGGGGGGGGAGCCCGTAATAAGCTACCCTGCCGTGAAACTTCTTCCAATCAAACTTATCACCGTTCTGGTGGAGCAGAATATCAACTCCGCTATCTAGGACTTTATATAACTTTTTAACTACATGCTCATCATCGTAGATATTGGCGGTAAATTTCTTAGGCTTATCAAGGATGGATACAGCGTAAGTTTCTTCCTCGTCTACAAATCTCCATGCCGCACAGACTAAGGATGTGCTTTCAATTATTGAATCTTGGCGCACGTTTGCCTTGAATAACCTCCATGTTGGCACTATCATAGGGAGAGTCTCAATATCCCACGCTAGTATTCGCATACCCACTCCAATTTGTTACAGTACCAGTAGTATAGACAGGTTTACATCAAGCGCCTTATGGATGTGCTGCGCGTTCCGTTGGGTCAAGAAAGTCGCCGTTTACGTCTTTGATCTCTAGGTGGCAATGCTGCGTGATCCCCTCGTAGGGTAACTCTTGAGTCACGCCTAAGACTGTATCTAGATCCACAACATCGCCCTTCTTAACGGACGGTTTGACGTAGAAATACCTCCATTGCAGCCCTTCAATGTCAGTTACTTCGACATATCGGTATTTTAAATCATGGCTGTAAGGATAACCAATTTTTGAAATTTCACCATACACGGCGGAATAAACGCTTGTGCCTGGATAGCAAGCCAAGTCTATTCCGTTGTGTGTGTGTGTGCCTCTTGGTGCGCCGAAATGCCCTGAGCCTTGCGCGTCTAATGTCCTAGTTGGTAGTCTTGCTCTCACGACAGCCCGAAATAAGTCAATATTGCTGCTGTCATTATTGCCGAGCCTATACTCACCCATATTTTGAGCCTATTTACTAGGCTGTCATGTTTGGTTTCTATCACTTGAACTGAGGTTGTTAACCCTGGTCTACCATTACCGTAGAGAGTCTCTTCGATTTTATCCTGGCGCTTAGTGAAATCAGCTTCATGTCTATCGAAGCGTCCATGTAGGGCTTTCACAGTGCCGCTGACCTCCGTTATTGCTATTAATAGTTTTTGATCATCCATAAGGAGCTTTGTAAGGTGTTGATTATTGAAGGAATTTAGGGAAAGCGCAGCCACACGATTATTGTAACCGTTTGTTTTTACTAACAATTAAAGTTAGTAAGTTACTAAACTACAGGCAAGAAAATGCCCTTATATTATAGTTAGACAACGAAAAGGGCAAAAAGTTCAATTTATTTTTAATAAGTTTGTTTTCCTAGGATAACGCCTCTTACTCCTTTTGACTGAAAACTGAATGTAGATGATAGATTATATTATTACACTCCGCATAACCCTTCGCACTCTTCACCAAACATATCTCTTTGGTTGGTGTGGACTAGTGATTCAAAGTCTATCTCGTCAAGTGGCTTAAATTCTTTATGGAGATATGGCGTTCCTTTTATGGATGGGTCTGTTAATGCGGCTATTTGTAACTTCTTTTCAAACTCTACAGATTCAGTAAAATCATTTGGGGTTTCTGTTTTGATTTTATGCCATAATTTATTATCGTGAAATGGGCAGTTCTTGCATGATGATTGTTTTGGCTCCCAATACCCATTATCCAGCATCCAATCAACACACTGTTGCCTGTAAATATATTTTTCAAGTAATGGGTGTCGATGTTGTATATATCTTTGCCGTGAAGGTTTGGCGCGGTGCGCTTCATCCACGCTAATTCCGATCCATTTAATTGCTAATATTGTAGCGCCGCCACGCTTAACACCGCATAATTCTTTAATTTTCCTATTAACCGCCCACACTTTATAGTCTTGGGTGCATTGCCTCCCAAGAAGACCGCCATTCGTACCGTCTGGATTTCTAAGCCACACAGGGATTTTAATCTTAACCCTGCCGCCAGCAAAATGATCCTTCATTAAATCCCCCTTAGAAACAACAAGGATGGGAAATGATACGCACTCTTGCAGCCTCTTAACGTCACTATAAACGTGATCGGGTTCGTTTTTCGTATCTGCCATAATAGCATAATCTGGCTTTGGCGTTATTTCTCCATGCTCCGCCATGAGACACATCGCTTGCGTTTGAACGCCCCCGCCATGACTCAAAATGTTTAATACACTCAAACTGGCTCCAGCCATTCTAATTTTACCCCATGAATAGGCTTTCTCTGCGGGTCACGATACAGCCATAATGTTGCTACTTTGCGCTTTATTTCGTCAATTATTGCTGTGTAAGCCATGTTGGAAGGGGCTTTCATGGGGCCCCCTATAATTTTAACCTTGTCGCCGACCATGTATTCGCTTTGGCCTGTGATGATCTGTCCTTTGTCGTTTTCCCTCTTCTTTAATCGTTGAATAAATTTATCGGTCGTTGTGCTATAGTTTTTAACCCCCCCAAAGCACGTTACTGCCACTAACCAGCGTCCTAGCACAGATTCTACCTTTTTAAACTCACTCTCGCGGTTCATCTTGACAAAAATATAAGATGGATATAATGCGATCATGTATTGCTGTTTTTTCCTGGCATCACCCCTTGTTTTAGGGCAGTAAACTCCATAAATTTTAAGATCATTTGTGCCGTTGAATATATCGAATAACCTTTGTTCAACTTTAATCTCTTGTCCCATCCTAGTATAACCTAAGTACCATCGTGGGTCTGATGAGACTTGATCTGGGGCTTGTTCGGTTTCCCGTTTGTCATTAGGGTGGATGATGCTACCGTAGTGGTACATTTATGCGAATAATTTACCTTCTTATGTGGTTTAACAGTCTTACAATTGATCTGCCTAATGCAAATGCCATATTAACTGGGACTGCATTACCAATTTGTTTGTATTGTGAGGACATTGAACCTTCAAATTTCCAATCTCGGAAGTTTTTATTTAAGGGCACTGTTAGAGTTTCCCTCTCAAGGGTCGGGAGTATTTCGAGACAGTCACCAAGGTATAACGTGGCGTTTCCTATGATTTCTTTCATTCAAACAACCTAACTTGCTTTTGCGCTTGTTCAATTCGTTCACAGGCTATATCGAAATACTTAGGTTCAATCTCTATTCCTATAAACTTCCTTCCTAGGTTCATACAAGCTACGCCTGTTGTCCCAGATCCCATGAATGGATCTAGGATTGTTTGAGGGTCTTTCTTACAGTTTGTAATAGCCCATTCCATAACGGGGACTGGTTTTTGTGTTGGGTGTACTCTGATTTCCTTATTTTTCATATTTTCCTGCAGCATTCCCGCCCATTGGTAACGCTTTAATCTTGCCGCGCCATTAATATTAGTCCACGCCAATTCACAATCTGCAAAATCTGACTTACCATTAACCTTATCCCAAATAAGCCAACAGGATGAGGGCGGCAAGTCAAAGTAATTTCCGCCAAATATAACTTGCTCTATTGATATGGATATGGCTGCAGCTAATTGCTCTGTGCTTGCGGGGGCATTATCCCAATCGTCATTATCAAAAACTGTGACTTTTGCTAATTTTCCCCTACTAGCGTTTTTTCCTGCAGCCTCACCTATCCCATAAGGCGGATCAGTGATCACCGCATCCACTTTCTCAAGTGTTGGGAGAATTTCGAGACAGTCACCAAGGTAGAGCGTGGCGTTGCCGATTATAATTGGGTTACTCACGCATCCCCTTGGGTTTTATTTGCTTCGCTCATTGTCGTTCTCCAAACCTATCAGGCCAAGGCGGTAACGTAACCGCAAATTTATCAGCAATATGCCTGACGATTATATCTACTACTAAATCTGGATCTACTGTTGTCATATCGTTTGTGCTTTCAATATGAGGGTAAACGGTTTCCATTACAGGCCTCCAGAGGTGTTCCTTAGCGGAACCCTCTGACCAAGGTATTTCTGCACTCGGTTTAAGTGTCTTTTTCATATCCAGCCCGTTAAGGTTTAGTGTCTCAGCCACTTGTCTTAGCCAAACGTGTAAGGAGGCGCGTTGTTTAGCGGTTAGTGGCGGGTATTCTTTATCGGTCATTTTTTATACACAACCAACCATTCAAAATTCAATCAACTCTATATAACCTGTTTTACCTTCTTCGCGTAACTCTCTTATTCTGGCGTATTCCTCACGATAATGCTTGGCTATATCTTTTAATTGCCTTTTAATCCCGTGAGCAGGGGTGTTTGCTATCCGTTCAATTTCCTCAAACCTTCCCTCACCTATATTTTTTAGAAAGAACATATCTTTCTCAGCAGCGTGTCCGTCAATATACCTATGGCAACCATAACAACCAGCCGCAGCGTTATCAGGGATAAATCTTGTTGACCAATTACCTCTGGTCTTAAAGTGCATACAATGTAGGGCTTTCGTTGGGGGGGTGTAAATAGTGCCACAACGCTGACAAGTCCACTCATACGACTCACGAATAGCTCGGCTAAAAGCCTTATCTGCGGGGGTTGTCAGCATCCTCTACGCTCACATATTCGTTACAAAATGCTTGGGGTGGTACGGGCGTTTCATCCTCTCTGTGACAGATCCAAACCAGTTCGTCATAGTGGGCGCTAGGTAAGGGCTGTATCCTTACAAAACGACAAGTGGAACAGGTGTCTTTCATTGCCCATATTTTTTGTTGTGAGAGATTTTGGCGTTTCATAACTCTCTTGTTAGTGTTTTTAGCATCATATCACTTCTAGTATTTTAAGGAATTTCACCAGTCTACCACACTTTACCCTCATTTGGTTTCTCCTCTCTCTAGGGCTATCTGTTCTTCTGCGGTTAAATCTTGAAATGGGTCAGTTTTCTTGTTCATCATCTCTGCTAGTGCTTTCCTTGTCTCTTGCTTCTTCGCGTTGTCATCAATAACCTTGCGCTTACCTTTGTTCAACCATTTGTCAATCTGCGGTCGTAGGTGATCAGGGCAGGGTACTCCCTCCTGTAGCACTTTAGGGGGAACATATCGTTCATCAATAGACTTGAACTTGTTGCTGTCCGTCTTAGCGTCATAACCGCAGTTGTCACAGCGTTTATTTAGTAGTGGTTTGCCGCAATCGGGGCAAGTTCTATTTTGCATAACTATCTTTCATCTTCTTCCAAACTCTTACTGAGGCTTGCCAATCCTTCATCCTATTACCTCTACCAACCATCCATCCGTTTGACTCGTAGTGGTTAAAAAATGTGGCTGCGTCAATTTCAAAGTCTATTTCACCAGCGTAAGCCCGAATTTCACAAATTGTAGGTTTTTTAAAGCGAGTTTTCTTCTCTTCTAGTTTGGAAATGCGGGTTTCTAGGCTATCAATTCTATCTTGTAGCTTTGTTACCCAATTCTCTAAGTCTTCAGGATTCATCATGGTTTAGTTTCTCTCATAGCCAAGCCGTATGTGGTCTAATATCACAATATGGTAATCCCGCAGGATTAATTCGTCTCTCACTTATCACTCCGCCTATTTATAGTTGGCGCTTCTAGTCTATACCTACCACTTAAACGAGTGTTTACAGGAAATGCGGTGAATCAACCTACTTTTCCTACCCTGGCTTTGAATAAAGGGCTGATAGCCTTTTGAAATGTAGCTACTAACATTCTACGCCAGTTTCGTTGGCCGCTGTGTGCGCGTTCACGGACAAGAATCTTGGGAATAAAAAAAGCCCTTAGAATTCTTGACTCAAGTTTAAACACCCTGTCGCTAGAGAGGACTGCCCTTTCGGACAGTGAGTCAAGAAATCAAAAGACTTTCTTAGCGACAAAGTGTTTAATACTCATTAATACTCATTAGACTATGAAATGACTAAAAAGTTCAATGTAACATGAATAAAGTTAAATTTCTTTTCCTAACCTTAAAAAAAGAGGGCTATTACAGCCCTCATAAAGAGCCTTGCAAGGGGGGGCAAGGCTTTAGGGGTTCATTCTTCTGGAATCCTCATAAAGAAGTCATATAACCGCTGAATATGGTCTATTCCAGGGTTCTTTGTATGGCCTGAACTGATCTTAATTAATGTATGATAGGGTACGCCTGATTGTTTAGCAACAAACCGTAACCTACCTCTGTTCTCTTTAATGTGCTTCAGCACTGTTTCTTTTATAGGCATAGGTCTATTATAAACACTGTATTTTCATAGTCAAGTATTATTTTAATATAAATAATACCAAATAGGGTTTGACGCTGGTTAAACCCTATGCTATTCTCTGCGTAACCTTAATGTATAGATCACTATATAAAATCCATGATTTATACAGGCAAGTTTTGAGATAAATATAAAGTTTATATAGAGGCAAAGAAAAAATGAAAGACAGGAACTATAAACCAATACCAATAACGCTATCAGCACATCCAGAAATATGCCCGAATCCTATTCCGAGGGCGAAGTTTAATTGTGGCGTAATGCTGGACAATGACATACGGCGGTCAGGTTTTCCACCAGGCGAAGGGCGTTATTACCAATTCTGTAATAAATGCGGTTTTGTTTATTACGACTTAATGTTAACTTAATATAGGGCATATCAAATGACTGAAGAAAACTCAATGGTAACACCTGAAACCCTACTCGAAAGGGAAGAGAAAAAGCTTGCTGAATATAAAATGCAGCTTGTTGAGAAGTGGTTTAGGGATACTGACAATTCCACTGATTGGGTAGAGGATCTCTCTGAGGAAGAGGCAAAGTCACAACTAATTGATGCTTTGCTTGAACCTAGAGATGGTGATACTCCCTATGAGCAATGTGAATACTACCGTAAGAGGTGGGCTGAATCACAAGCAGATGAGGAAATGGAATGAGTAAAGCACTTTGGGATGACGCTTACATTGGCAAACACACTGAATTAACAGATAGTGGCTTATCAGATGATGATATAGAAAGGGAAGCGACTAAGTGGGCTAACGAAGCAAGCGAAAGGGAACAGGAATATGCAGATCATATTCAGGAAATGAACATATACCAGAGAATACTTACGGTGAGAGAATCATGAATTGGCGACAAGCACAAGAAGATGAGGAGGAACAGATGGATGAGGTTCAACGGATGCAAAGAGAAGATGAGGCTTGGGAAAAGTTTTTAAACAAACTAGATAGACTAGATAGACTAGATAAACTAGATAGACTAGATAAACTAGATAAACTAGATAGACTAGAGAGACTAGAGAGAGAAGATAATGAACATATACCAGAGAATACTAGCGGTAATGGAAGAGGTTTCTTATATCCAGAAATCCGACAAGAAAGTAAACAACCAATATACATTCGTGAGTCACGATGCGGTGTCGGCTGTACTGCACCCTTTACTGGTTAAGCATGGAATAGCGGTAATACCAAGGGTTTCTAGTTGGGGTCAAGATGGGAATAGAACGTCTGCTGACGTAGTGATTGACTTTGTAAACGCTGATAAGCCAGAAGATAAGGTAGAAGTGCCTTGCTTTGGGTTTGGGATTGACCCTCAAGACAAAGGCCCTGGAAAAGCGGTTAGTTACGCAACCAAATACGCTATGCTCAAAGTATTCGTTTTAGAGACAGGAGATGACCCTGAGAGAGATATGATTGACCATGTAGGGGATGAGATAGAGTTAGCGGTAAAGTACGCTCTGGAGGCCGTAGAGAAGGGAGATTGGGTAACTATCTGTGAGATGGATGGTGAGCATGAAATATGGATGAAAGTTTGGAGCGAACTCACTAATCCAAAGAAAAAGGTTATCAAGGAAATGATTGCGAAACGTACCGATTATAGGGATTTATTAATAACGTCTACCCTTGGGGAAGATCCAACGGGAGTTAAGCAGTTGTGGGATGAATTAGATAAAAGAGAGAAGGAAAGCGTTTGGGCTTGTCTCAATGATGAAACGAAAGAGTTTATTAAATCCGCAGTAGTTCCAACAATCATGACCGATAAGGAAACAGTATGAATATATTTAATTTTACAGGCAATTTGGGTAACGATTCTGATACTAGGCACACTACTAGCGGGAAGGTTGTTTGTAGTTTTAGCGTAGCTGTTAAATCGGGCTACGGAGAAAGGGAATCAACGAATTGGGTACGATGCTTCTTATGGGGTAAACGCGCTGAGGGGAAGTTGCCTGGATACCTTATTAAAGGCCAACAGGTTGCTATCTCAGGCGAATTGTCGAACAGGGAATACGAGAATGATGGAGTGAAACGTTATAGTTTGGAAGTGAATGTGAACACGTTGGATCTGATTGGTAAGGCGGGTGAGCAAAAGCCACAACCTAAAGCACAGAACACTAGGGATGATTTTGTAGATGACAATATACCTTTCTGATGAAAGGCACTCACATATATAAGTTATGTAATAAGTGTGGTGATGTGGAAGGTAAACATTATGTACGCAAACCAAGAAAGGAGGGAGGGAAGGGAAACGTAGAACCTTTTTGTATTAGTTGTGTGGGTGAAATTAAACGGAAGGCGAAAGCTAAAAAAGAGGCTAAGATGAACACTTGTTGGGAAGGTTACCACGACTGTGCCTCGTTTAATGTCATCGGTAAACAGATGATGCGTAAGTAGCTATTCCATTACAGGGACTTTGTGGGTGCGTTGTTTGTAGACTGCTTTTTTTGCTTCTATTGGTTCCTTGATAATTTTTCCGTCTTTATCTTTTAACCCAGATTCAGCTTCGACTTCTGGCGATACTAATTCCATGACAGCACTACCTTGTTTATCCACCATAGGGAAGTATTCCCATACAGCCTCTTCGACTTCCTCTTCACCATTGTCAACAACAGCAACACCATCAATTATCTGGACTCGCTCATAGGGGCGCATTACTTTTTCAGTCTTTTGTTTTTTAGGTAATTCATCCTTGAGTGCTTGTTTAACTTCTGGAGTCCAGATAATATCAGTAACAGACCTTAGTTCAGGGACATCACTTAATGAATTATATGTCACTCCACCAACATTTACATTCCTCTTTCTATCTATTCTTACAATGCCAGTAAGTTTAAAACACTCAGCAGCCAATGCCCTTAGTTCTGTCAAGTCAGGATATTCCTCTTGCGCTCCAGAATATTCACTTACCATTGCCAGCCTTTTATCAAGGCTTGATAATTCTGCATCTTGGAAAGTAACGACAATATCTTCACCAGTGGACATTTCAAACACAACATTGATGTAATGACCGCCATTTAATTCATAACCTTTAATTATCATATTATCACCTATCTGCTGAACATCGTTAGATCAATACCTATTGCGCCACCCGTTCTGTTTTCGATGTAACAAGTTGTGGTGTTCACAGCAATGGTCAAATTACCATCTGAACCTGTTGTCCCTGTGTGAACACCAGTTGCGAAGGCAATGTTGGTCGTGCGTTCCAAAACAATTTCATAGGGTGTTTCTGAGGCTTCTATCCTAACAAAGCCATTTGGCCTGCCATTGGCTGGACTACCACCAGTGCCAAGTTTCAATATTGCCCCACTAACTGTTACAAAGGAAATAACACTATCATCACTAATAACATTAGTTGATGATGAAAAATTAGCAGCATTAACTTGTCCAGTTGTGGTTATATCCTCGTCACTAAATGATATAGCCCCAGTGTCCGAACTGATAGCCGCCCCGTTAATAGTGATATTATCAACCGTGAGAGTTGTAAGAGTCCCTAAACTTGTAATAGCTGCTTGTGCCGCCCCCGTTACTGTTGCGGCTGTGCCTGAAACATTACCTGTGACATTACCAGTTAATGCGCCAGTAAACCCAGTTGAAGTAATAGAGGTTGCTCCTGTTACTACTCCCGCATCAATAACTATCGCTCCATCAAGTCGTATGTTCTGACCTGCAAACGGCACTATTTCTAAATTAGAACCAGTTGCACAACTAATGGTATTACCGTCTATTGTAATATTATCTATTGTGGCAGCCGTGAATGTCCCAGCAGCAGCAGTAGTCGCTCCGATCACACCATTAATACCACTTCCGTCTATAGTTAATATGGATGTGCGTGCATCAGAAAGCACCCTTAAAAGGGTTAAGATATTAGTCGCTTGCGTGATGTCCCAATCAAACCCTTCTGAGATGTCGTCATCGTGCCGCCATGCACATGTAGCATGATCACCAGCATCCTGACTATAAATTGTGTGTGTCGCAGGGTAAGAGGTAGTGGTGCTTTCTAGGCCTGCGTGACCCGCATCGCCTGCTTGTCCAGCACAAACAACATCACCGTCATTATTAACCCAGAATCGTTCCCGTAAAACATCACTACCATGTTTGGTAACTGCGATTCCTACATTGCCGCCTGTGTTCGTCCGAGTAGGAGTTGGTTCTGTTAATCGTGATTGTATCTGTCCCGTTCTGCCGTAATTAGGTGAACTACTCCCCCAGTCAGTAGCTATCCAGGGTTGCCAATAAAGGACACCGCTAAGTTCACCTGTCAACACCGCAGTTGGGGAGGTTAGCGTTCCATTAACCCGCCTTATAGCAATCTCAGAGGTATCATTCTGTTCGGCTACAATAATCGACCGACAGTAGAGCTTTTTAGTAGAATCGTTGTATAGAAAATCTGGTGCTGATTGTGTTCCTATAGTATTAGTGAAGTTAGCTGGCGCACCAAAATTATTCGCAGCCGCTTTAAAAGATGTGCTGTCAAGTGTGGTAAATGTAAATGTCCCGCCAGCAAACGCTAAATCGTTTGCCGAGTGAGTAATGGTTATATCGCCGCTATCCCAATTTATCACCCCACCACTTGCTAGGAATAAATCACTCCAGGCTGTACCTGATATTCCTAATGAAGCCCCGTCATCTGTTGCTAACCCTAGAGAGGCGGCTAATATTTTATATATATCACTTCCGCCAACCTTAACGTCAATTTGGTCATCCGTATCTGCGGTAATAGACGTATCGCCGTCAACGTCTAAGACGATTTCTTCACCGTTGTGGTCTATTACGCCAGTTATTACTGTTTGCCCGTCCTTATCTACCGAATCGGTTAATGCCGTTTCAATATCCGTCATTGTGTTGTTGTGGGTAGTGGAACTAATGGTTGTTCCAGTTACAACAGGATTGCCAGCGGGGAGGTTATAAGTGCCTGAGCCGTTACGCGCCACTTGCATTCCCCGTTACTATTGTGTTGCAATGTTTAAACTTCATATAGTTAATCCTCATATATTTGTGATGCTCCGGCGCTTATTGCTCTGCATGTGTTGATTGCTCTGCCATGGATACTACGGCTGTTGTTGCTCTGCCAGCGTTGACCGCAGTAACAATTTCTATCATAGCTTCTATTTCTTTTGCTTTAGCTCGCTTCATTACATCAAGCATAAAATTTGGATCTTTCATAAGTTCCCCAATACGCACTAATGTAGCTGTTTCTGTCTTACCAAATAGCCTTCTAAGCAAGCCGTTCACTACCATAACTGGTCGCCATAAGGCATTTATAAGTTGTGGGGGCTCAATTTCTTCTAATATTATTCCGGCCTTTTTGAGTCCTGCTTTAGCTAGAGCCTCATAGTTTTCTTTTCTGGTTAAATCCTTAGCCACACCACTAATTGCCTTCATTTGTTTGGGGGTTAGGACTTCAGATAATGACTGTCCACTTCTGTTAAACCCCGTTACCTTAGGGACTGTTTTTGGATTTCTAAGTGCATTAGCTATAGGTGCGGCTTTTTGTGGTGCAGCAGCTTCTGATGCGCCAACGGCTTTCGTTGGCTTATTAAGCTTCTTGCCAAAATGCTGTCCCAACTTCATTCTGTCGGCACGGTCAGATAATTTTTTATACTTTACTAGGTATTTTTTCCATATACCGCCGCTTGCTGGCTCCATTAAATCGTCAATAACTATTTGTAATTTACGCTCCAAACTAATTGCTAAATCGGTATCAAAATCCCCTTTTATTTTCATGTTATTTTTAATGTCTTTGCCTATGCCTTTCCTAATGGAATATAAATCTTTTGCGTTAATAGTATTGTTTTTAGAAAGCTTTTTGTATTCCGCAGCACTAATATTTTTGTTTTTAGAAAGCCCTGTTATTTTCTTACCTAAATCATCATCTAGTTGCCTTTTGGTAGCGTCTTTTATTTTTCTTACTAAATCATCCATAGTCTTTGTAACAGCATCAATAGTCCTTAATCCAGGTTCATTCCTTATTTTGTTAATATTGTCTAATAACGGTTTATTACTTACACCAGTGCGGTTAGCGGCATCAATAGCCGCTTTCCTCATAGGATCAGTAACTTTGTCCCTATGTCTTATGGCAGCAGCCAGATCATCTGCTGTACCACCTATCTTTTGTAAGGCTTTTGTTCTAGCACGTGCATTGGCTTTTGCAAGGTCAGTATATATTGTTGGCGTATATGCTTTGCCTTGCTCGGCTAGTGCCGAGAATTCAGTAGACCCCGCTGGGGACGCAGCTTGTCCAGCAGTTGGTTTACTACCTTTTACATAATCCTTACCCTCTCTTGCTTTTCTTGCAGCCTCTCGTAGGGCGTTCATTACTGCCCGAGTTCTATCCCCTGCCGCCTCCACAGCCATTCTCCCCACAATCGGATCATAGCCTTCTTTACCCCAGGGCTCCCAGACTCTCTTGAGTCCTCGCACTACGGCTCCTCCTGTCAAATCCCATATAGGTTTCACACCACGATCCCACACGGTCTTTATTCCTGGGCCTATAGCTTGCCCACCCATTTCAAACATTGCGCCTTCACCAACATTCTTCACGCTTTCTTTTGCAGCCTCAACCATACCTGGATCAGGTCGATTGCCAAGCCATACATCCATTTGGTCTCCTAATGCTTTAACACTACCATAACCCAAAGCACCGCCAGCGGCAGCACCTAGTGGGCCAGTAGGTGCGCCAATAACACTCCCAGCAACGGTGCCCCCCGTTGAAAGCCAAGGCTCAACATTGCTTTTAATATTATTGACAATATTCCATAATTCAGGGTTGTTATGCGCCCATGGTGGAGCATCTTTTGGCAGTGGGCGCATATCCGGTTTGAAGATTGGCATCTGTTGGAGAAAGTTAGGTTCCTCTTGGGGTGCTCCACTTGGTAATGTGATAAGCCCCCGATTAACAGCCTCATCAAACTTTATCCTAGTTTCTGGATCAAATCTATCCTGAAGCCCTCTATTGGCAATCTCTTGCCATTTTTCCTTCTTATTACCTGACATTAATCAAACAACTCATCATCTGACAGATTGGAAAGGTTACTTTTCGGTAAATTCTGCTCAGAGGCTTTAGGTGTCATGTTTTCCTCCGACAGTTTAAGTTGGGCCTCTATTTCCGCCCTTTCTTCTGGTGTCAGCAAACTTTCCGCTTTTATTTTTGCTTGGGTTAGTATTCGCTCGACTTTTAAAAGTTCGTCTGCTGCTAATTTGTCACTAATCCTATCATTACCTAAAATAGTGGCAGCTTTTCCAAGCATTCTAGCTTCAAAATCAGATATAGCACCAGACCCCTCCATCTTTTCACGATTTTCTATCGAAAGGTATGCAACAATTTGCTCTATCTTTGCCTTAGCATTGGTAGTTCCTGGTAAGAACGTTGGAGTCAACCCCTGCATTGCACCGTAATAAGCATTCATATTATTCTTATGCGAGTTCAACCAAGTAATATTCTCTAAAATATTGTTATACCCTTTTATATTCTCGGGGGCGGCTAGCCGCGCCGCCTCGTCTGTTTTAGCCTTTAATTTTGCTTTCTCAATGCTTCCCTGCGTCTCTGGGTCATCAGTAGTGCGGACTAATGGGTCTCCCCCTTTGCCCAGTGGGAAGGTTATATTGCCAGTTCTGGTATCCATAATCCCCATTCCCTCGTTGGTATATACAGCAACGTAATAAGGATTGCCTGGAGCAGAATTGTTTCGGCTCGCCGATCTCAACTCAATTTCTTGTTTTTGCTGTTCAGGTGTTCGCACCCTATTTGCTTTAGCCTCGTCCATCTGCTGCTTAATCCACAACTGTTGGGCTAATGGTGATTGGTAGTTGGGCGTTTTTGTTTCGCCAGGAATGATAAGTTGATCTTTAGGCGCGTTACGCAAAGCATCTACCATTCCACGCAAACGGTTTTTTTCGTAGTCAGGGGAGATCCTTTTAATTATATTGTTCAATTCCTCTTGCTCAATGCCGCGATTAGTCTCTTCCCAATCCGCAACTTGCTCACCCTTCCTGTTAGCTGTATAAGCATTAAGACCAGCGGCAATAGCCCCTAGTGGGTTTCTAGCATACTTCCTGTTTGGATTACGTAACTGCTGTGAAAGTGCCTTTTGCCGTTCAATCTCTTTTAGTGATGTGTAAGTTGGGCCTCTATTTCCGCCCTTTCTTCTGGTGTCAAGTGCCTTTTGCCGTTCAATCTCTTTTTGTGATGTGTAAGCCATATTAAACCCTCACCGGAGCAAATCGACTAGTAACATGATCATATCCGTTAATACTTATTACATCGTTTGGATAAATCTCTTTTACCTCATCAGCCATATACCCCAAGTATTGGTTATCATTGCCAATGTAATTAAACAAATATGACATTAGCCCGTTTATACTCTTAACTGGTAAGATATTCTCCTTAGCCCGTCTATCAGACGCTTTGAGGGTAGCTGCAGCTATGCCCAAATCCCCCACGCCACCCCAAAAGTCACCATACTGCTGTGATTTAGTCTGGAAATTCTGTTGAGCAAAATTACCACCCGCTAGGGTAGCGTCAAATAAAGGCGCTGGTTGGACACTAGTAGGCTGATAACCCTGATAACTGAAAGGCTGTACCTGATTACCTTGTCTGAGCGCGTTAGTTTCGTTTAGAGGCACGTTACGGTCATAGGCTTGTTCTTGTATATAACGTCCCCTATCTGCTCCTGTAGCCTGTTGTGCGGCTTGCTGTTGGTTAATTTGGGCTGCTTGCCGCTGTGCGTCTGATTGGAACTGTCCAGCGCGTTCACCAAACTGTTGCGCTCTGATAGCGTTTAGATTGGCAATATTAGCGCCTTGCTCACCAAACTCCTGCCCTCGCTGGGCTGCGGCTTGTCTAACAACATCACCTTGCTGCCCCCAAAGTTGGTTTTGTCTCGCTATATCAAAATCAGACATTTGAGTACGTTCACCAAATTCCTGCCCTCTATTGGCACGTTGTTCTCCTAGCATCCTTGATTGTTCTTGCCCTGCACGTAGCATTGAGGCTAATCTGAAATCATTTTCCTGTTGTCCTAAATCTCTATTAGCCGTTTCCCATGCAGCGCCACCCCTGCCGTGTCCCTGAGTTAAGAGTTGGTTTTCCTTCAGTGTTCTACGTTCATCAAATTCAGGCTGATAGCGTTCCCTCATGGCTTCCATTATCCTATCAGCGCCGCCTACGGTAGCATCATCAACATTAGTTAAGCCCTGTTGATTTAATCCTCTAACGTTATTTAAGGCATTAGGATCATATTGTTCAAAGTCTCTTAATTGAGAGGGGTCATATTGCCCGTAATTCTGCATACCCTCTAAGTTAAGTCTACCTAAATCATCTACTTGATTTGGGTTATAAGCGTCAACTTGTGGTGCGCCGGAAGTATCCCAAGGAGTATTGAAAGTGCCGCTGACTTGGTTTAACTGATTTTGCCCAGCTTCCAACAAACCTATTTGAAGGTTTTGGTCTAGGTCGAATATTCTCTGTTGGGATGGAGATAGGGATTGGGTGATTGTAGCCTGATCGCCTCCTGGCCCACCAGTGTAAGATGCCTCTCGCCCCTCATCCCGCCCGTATTCATTGTAATGCGCTTCAGGCCCACGTTGAAATGCTGCTACACCAGGATATTTTTCTAAATAGGCTTGAGAATCAAACTCTCTAGGAGCGCCAAAAGTAATCTCCTGCGAACCCCAAGGGGTATAAACATTAGGATTGTTCATCCTGCCCTCAAGTCGGGCGGTATCTACATTAGCCGCGCCCTGCGCTTTGGCTGCGCGAGCATAATCAGGAGCAGGGGGCGGATCAGGTTTACTAAAGTTACAGTAGCGATGGTTTTCGTACTTGTTTAACTTTGATTTTAATCGGTCTTCAAATGTGCTTATTTCAGGTCGAGCCATTTACATTTCTCTCTCAGCATTCCGTAAATTATCATATCGTCATCAGGTAATGCGTTACGCATGTTTCCTTCGTACTTAAAGCCTAGATGAGTGTCAAAACGTCTGGCTACTGTGTTCTTCTTAGGGACAAGCCCCGTAATACGTCTTACACCAAGTTGATTAAAAGGATAATCAAACATGGCAAATAAAAATTCTCTCGTTAACCACTTCTTGCCTTCTACCGCTGCGATGTGAGCCATAATATTAGACCCTGTGGCGTGGTTATAGATAACTCCTGCTACCAATTCATCATCCTTAATAAGCCCTATAGCGGAATAATTCTCAAAAGGAAAGTGCTGTCTTTCGCCTATAATCCCCGATACAAAGTGGGCTATATCTTCCTTGGGTTGGGTGATTATCACCCCACCACTCCCCCCGTTTCAAAGAGGTAATCTGTGGCGCTTAATCTCAATTCAATTGCATTAGAGGCAGTTTGCATCCTTAGCGCCGCGCTAGTCCCTACGCCGAAACAAGTCTGCCAGTTATCAT